TTATTGGGCAACGGTGGGTATGTCGGTCAAACTAGATTTTGATGCGTCAACGAATGTTTTGGCAATCGGTTTGCCAGCAGATTCGACGGGAGATGAGTATTACGACTCGTTCTCGGCCATACCCAACAATGCGGGTTCTGGTAAAACCGGAGACATCTTATTTAGCACAACAGGTCACAGTAGCGGTGACACCTACATGATCATATTGGAACTTTTGAAACGGTATGATTAATGGCTGACACGAAGGATGTGAAAAGAACTAAGTCGGGAAGACTCATCTATAGAGGTGAGTCTTTCCCTGGTTACAACAAACAAGTGCGAACCAGTGGTGAAAACAAAAAGTTCAAGGTGCTTGCTAAGAAGGGCGATCAGGTAAAGATCGTGCGATACGGAGATCCCAATATGGAGATCAAGCGAGACAACCCAGAACGGAGACGCAACTTTCGTGCGAGGCACAACTGCGATGCGGTAGAAAAGAAGAAAGATGTTTTCGCTGCTTCTTACTGGTCGTGTAAAAACTGGTGATCCAAATGGCAGAAAGAAGACCAATCGAAGCACCAACGATCATGCCGGGAGGCGGTTTCTTTAAGCGAACACCAAGATTGCGATCAACTGACTTTGATCGGGCTGCGTCAGAATATGGAACATCGAGAAGTTCTTACGATGATTTAGAAAGATTCTTATTAGAACAGCCCGTCTTTGATAGAGATCCGATTGATCGTCCCAGCGTGACCACTGGTCTAACTCCTTTAGATAGACCCGATTTTTCTGAGGGCGATCTAAAGCTCAAGTTTCAAGATATTTTCACTAAACAAAGAGAGGCAGAACAAGCTCAGGAAGCAGCTAGAGCAAAAGCGATTAGCGATCTACGAGCGGAACTAGCAAAAGAAACCGCTAGTGCTGCTGATGCGGCAGCAGCTAGAAGGTCAGAACTCACTGAATCATTGGAGGCTAGGATAGCTGAAGCTAGGGAAGCAGCATCAGCCGAGGTTGCTGACCAAGGCACAGTGATCGGGGATCTCCAAACGAGGATAGGATCTCTTACACAAGATCTGGGTGGTATCTCAAAAACCATCTCAGAAGAACAAGCTAAATTATCCGAAGAATTAAGAGAGAGTCAAAAGGGCGCTGTAGATTTGGTCCAAGGAAGGATTGACTCTCTCACAGACGAACTCAAGGGTGTGTCAGACTCAGTGGGCGAAGAGGCAGCTCAAACAACTGACACTCTTCGTAGCGAAAGAGAACAGATCGTTAACAACCTTGAGGCCCAGATAGGTACACTCAAAGAGCAAGTAGAGACCTTGCCTGTTGATGAGATACAAAGTCGGATCAACGAAATAGCAGAGCAATCTGACAACTTTGTAGCCTCTGCTTCTCAAGAAAGAGCTCAGTTGGCGAGTCAAATCGCAGCGTTAGAGGAACAAGGTATTACACGAGAAGATCTTACCGCTGCTTTACAAGGTGTCGCTGGCAGAGATGAGTTTGATATTCTCAAACAAGAATATGAAAGAACAGGTCAGATGTTCCAAGACGCCATCGGTCAACAAACACAAAGAGGAGAGCGGTTAGGAGAACAGATCGCAGCTTTACAGCAAGCACAACTTGATCCGGCCAATATTCAACAAGAGCGACAAGCAGCAATCACAACTGCGATAGATCCGATTCAACAGCAATTACAACAAATCCAAGGCTCTATACCAGAGCAGATTGATATTGACGCTTTGAGGCAACAGATTACACAAGAGGTGCTGGCCGGTTTACCGCAACCAACCACTAACGTACAAGCTCCGGCGGTTTCAGTGGGACCAGGAGCTGGTGGTATGGACCCATACGGACAAGGCGGTGGATACAGCACTTTACCAACAACGGAAGGTGCTGCTGAGATGATGGGTGCAAGGCCAGATTATTCTGCTGCCCTCAATATGTCTGATGGTATGGCTGATCAAATGGGATTTATACCAGGCGGTAGTCTGCAAGATCAGATTGATTTCGCTAATGTGCAACCGGCCACCGCCGCACCCTCAAACATTATAGTGCAGCCGGATCCAACTGGAATGGGAGTCGCGTTGGATCAACCCGTCAATGTTGCAATACAAAAACCAGCAACGGTTCCACCAGTTAAAACACCAGTACCGGCGTTCCCCGTGTTGGGATTCAACAGAAGGAGAATTAGGTAATGCCTCAGAAAAAACTTGAGAAAGTTGCAAAAGCTCTCAAAAAAGCCAGCAACACACACGCTAAACAAGCGAAAACTTTGGAGTCTATTCAGTTGAAAAAAGGTGGTCCTGCAAAAAAAGACAACATCCCAGATAACGTAGCCAATCCAAGCCTTTATAGGAAAGCAAAGGCAAAAGCGAAAGCTAAGTTCGATGTTTACCCGAGCGCGTATGCGAACAGCTACATGGTTTCGGAGTACAAGAAAATGGGTGGCAAGTACAAGGGCGCAAAAAAAGCTGCTGGTGGTGAGGTCGCTTTTGACGCTAAGAAAAGCGATCTTAATAAAGACGGAAAGATATCAAAGTACGAAAGAGCGCGAGGCACTGCCATAGCTAAAAGCATGGCCAAGAAAATGAGCCAAGGCGGTAGCGTTCTGGTTCAATCAAGAGGTTGTGGAGCAATCATGCCGGGTAAGCAGAAACAAACACGAGTCCCTCGTAGCTAATGAAAAAGAAACCAGATCCCAAGGTTGGAACAGGAAAGAAACCGAAAGGGTCTGGCCGAAGGCTATATACAGATGAGAACCCTAAAGACACGGTGGGCATCAAGTTCGCCACAATGAAAGACGCAGATGCGACGGTGAGAAAAGTAAAAAGAATAGACAAGCCGTTTGCTCGAAAGATACAGATTTTGACGGTCGCAGAGCAAAGAGCAAAAGTGATGGGTAAGACCGGAATCGCTAACGTGTTTAAGAAAGGCAAAGATGCTATTAGGAGACAACATGGCAAAGCGTAAAGGCGGTCTCACGGAATGGTTCAAGCAAGAGTGGGTTGATATCGGAGCACCCAAAAAAGGTGGTGGCTTTGCTAAGTGCGGCAGATCGAAGCTAGAAAAAGATCGTAAAAGAAAATACCCAAAATGTGTGCCGAAAGCCACCGCTGCCAGAATGAGCAAAGGTGAGATCAAGTCTGCTGTCACTAGAAAAAGAGCAAAGAAACAAGGCGTTGGCGGTAAACCAACAAACGTAAAGACGTTTGCCGCGCAAGGTGGCGCTGTTATGATTCAATCACGGGGTTGCGGGGCAGTGATGCCTAGCAAACAAAAAATGACTAGGGTTCCACGAAGCTAGGAGATTAAGATGCCAGGACATAAAAAATCCAAGGGTATGATGAAAGGTGGTGCGATGAAGGCCAAGGGTATGATGAAAGGTGGCTCTATGAAATCCAAAGGGATGAAAAAGGGCGGTTCTATGAAAGCTAAGGGCATGATGAAAGGCGGTTCAATGAAAGCCAAAGGCATGGCCAAAGGCGGGAAGATGAAAGCTAAGGGTATGGCTAAAGGCGGGAAGATGAAGACGAAAGGCTATGCTGCTGGCGGTGCTTTGAAAGGTCGTGGGCCTTCCAACAAGAATAGTGGTTTATACGGTCGATAGATGTAAGTGCCGTATTTGCAATCCAATATTCCTCATTTTAAGTGTTGGGTGAGGAAGGAGTATACGCACAACCATCAAAAGTACCATGGCGAGTTCTTACACGCGATGGCGATAGCTGTAACCACGATGCCGACCAGGTGTTTATCTTTTCAAGTGATATTCACTGGAGCAGAAACGTATGACGACGATAACGAACCTAACGTCACTGGTGGCGCGATGTGGGCGAGAATGCCAATCACTGCGCTTGTGGGCGACACCCCACTTGAAGATTGGCCTGAGACAATGCCGGTCTGGTCTGCTCAGCCTTGGGATTGTTCTTCTTATAATCATGCTGTTTATGTGTTGGATCGCGCAACCCCTTGTCCTTGGTTGGCAAAAATTGACGGAGATCTATATCCTGCAAAGTATTACTTTACGGTCGATTATGCGGAAAATGAGATAGCGGATGATCCGGCGCAGCATAAACAAAGTCACGTTCTTGAGTTGCTCGATGCTGGCCCTTGGACCGGCAATATTGTTGCTTTGCCTAATAATCGTGTCAGGGTGACGCATCCAGCATGGTTTGAAACAGGGGAAGGCGCGCCAGATTTCAGACCATCTCAATATATCCATTACTCAAAAAGCGATTTAGACTACACGCTGGACACACAACAGATCTTCAACAACTTATACGCAGAGGATGAGAAACCGAAGAAGGGTAAGAAGAAGTAATGGCAACGAGTGGCACAAAAACATTTGAACCAGATGTAGCGATCTACATAGAAGAGGCGTTTGAGCGTTGTGGTTTAGAGCTTCGCACCGGATACGATCTGAAGAGCGCCACTCGATCACTAAACTTGATGCTGGCTGAGTGGGCAAACAGAGGTTTGAATCAGTGGACGGTCACGCAAAAGACCATCAGTATGGTCAAAGATACTAGCAGTTACACGATTGATTCGACCAACCCAACTGCGACTATTGATGTGTTGGATGTATTCATTCGTGAAACCATACAAAGCACGACAACAGACATACCTCTTACCCGGTTATCTCGTGCAGAGTATGCAAACATCACTACCAAGAGTTCTACAGGCAAACCAAACCAGTATTTTGTAGACAAGCAGCTATCGCCCACGGTTTCGGTATGGCCGACACCTGACAAAAACAGCACTTATGTCTTACATCTGAACGTGTTGAGCAGAATGGACGATGCTGATGTTGGTGCGAACACCATGGAGATTCCGTTTCGTTTCTTCCCTTGTTTGACGGCTGGTTTGGCTTACTACATGGCGTTGAAAAGAGCGCCGGAACGAGTGCAAGGATTGAAAGCTTTGTATGAGGAAGAGTTCACTCGCGCACTCAGTCAAGATGAGGAGAGAGCATCGTTTAGGATCTCTCCTGATGTACGAAACTACTACACGCCGTAATGCCCTTTGCCAGTAACAAAAACGCTTACGGTATCTGCGACATCACTGGTTTCAGATATCGGCTTAGAGACATGAAAAAAACTTGGGACGGTTTGCTGGTCGGACCAGATCAGTGGAGCCCTAAGCATCCTCAGCTAGATCCTAAACCAGCTCCCAAAGATCCCCAAGCATTACGCAACCCAAGAATTGACCCTGCCGCCGATGGTAACGACGGCAATTTTTTCAGCGTCTACGCAAGCGATGGGAGTGCAAAACTTGGCACAACTTTGCAAACTTTTGGACTTTCCGTTAGTGTTGGCACTCTTACGGTGACTATTACATGAGTTTTACATTCGCAACGCTGAAAAGCGCAGTAAAAGATTATCTGGAGGTGGATGAAACCACTTTCAATAACAATATCAACACTTTCATTCAAGAAAGTGAGAACCGTATATTCAAGATGGTGCAGTTGCCGGAGCAAAGAAAAAACGTGACCGGGAACGTAACAACTAGCAATCGGTTCTTGGCCACGCCAAGTGATTTTTTTGCGCCTTTCTCATTAGCGGTTATCGACTCAAGCAGATACTACTATTTGGATTTCAAGCACCCATCGTTCATTAAGGAGTTTTCTCCGACGACGACGGTGACAGGTAGACCCAGATATTACAGTTTGTTTGACGATACCGCTTTTGAGCTTGCGCCGATACCAGACTCAGGTTATTCGATAGAGCTGCATTATCTACACAAACCAAACTCGCTCACGGCTGGAGCTGAAAGCGGGACAACCATACTCAGCACAGATCATCCTGATCCGTTGCTGTATGGAACGCTGGTGGAAGCTGCAATTTTTCTGAAAGAACCCGCAGACGTAATAGGAACCTTTGAAAACAGATTCAAGGAGGGCATAGCCCGAATGAAGAATCTGTCAGAGGGTCGGAACACACGAGATGAGTTCCGGTATGACTTATTACGATCTGGGGTGAGTTAGTGGAAAAAATTGAAAGTCTCAAAGGACAAAACGTAGCGATAATCGGTCTTGGTGCAAGCCAGATAGATTATGTCATCGGCGTAGAAAACAGCAAAACGTGGGACGAAGTGTGGGGTATCAACTCCGCTTTGTCGGTTTTTGATGTGGACCGCGTGTTCATGATGGATCCGGTCAGCCGGTTCTTAGATACCGATGACGCTGGCAACCAAACCGATGTCATGCGTCGGGTTTTGCCTACTTATAAGAAACCAATCTACACTTGTGAGCTTGATGAGCGGGTTCCTGCGTTAGTTGAGTATCCGTTAGAGGAGGTAATCGAAAGCCAGCGTTGTGCCTATATGAATAATACGACCGCATACGCGATTGCTTTCGCTTTGTGGAACGAGGTCAATCAGATAGATATGTTCGGCATGGACTTCTCGTACAAACACAATTTGCATTTTGCGGAAGCGGGTAGGGCCTGTCTGGAGTTTTGGATCTGTAAATGTATCAACGCTGGGATCACGGTAGGTGTAAGCCCTCGATCATCGTTGCTTGATCAAAACGTACCGCTAGAAGAAAGGCTCTATGGTTATCATAGATTGGATGATCCGAAAGTAGCGATGCCAACCCCCGCGGATGAGTGGATGGTTTGTAACAGATCAGAACTGGCTAAGATGGTTAAAAAACATAAACTCGAAACCGTCGAAATGCCGTCTGCGCCAGAGCCTTACAAGGGGTAGCCATGA